TTCTTGTTTCCTCCTGTGTACTTTAAGTACATATATAGTATAACATACACGTATATACTTGTAAAGAACTTTTAAAGAAAACAGACTATTTTTTTTTAGTCTGCATATCTTTTCTGATTAATTCTTTGATATATCCCATTTTAGAATCAACCTCATCCAATTTCTTTATGATGTCTGCGTCCGTATTGTAACTTAAACGAACGCAAATCATCGTTGTATTATTCTTATTTGATTTATTGTTAGCTCTAATCTTCGCTTCTGACGCCATTAAATCCATTCCTCAATATCTTTAATTGTATATGATTCCATATCAAATACCTTTTCTTCTTCGTCCCAACCTTCAACACAAATTTCACATGGCACTTCAATTGTGTCAACATATCCGTAAATATGATGTACTTCAATTATGATACATCCTTCTAAATATCCTACATCACCTTTCCATTCAATCAAATCTAAGCAATCATTAATATCTGTAGTTCTAATTCCGTTCTCATCATAATAATATAAATCTCTGCTAGTATTTAATTCATCTGCTTTCTTCACAAAGTCTGTGTGTTCTCCAAATTCTTTGAAGTTCATCAATTGTTCTTTTGTCATTTCTGCTTCCTCCTAAATTAATCAATTGTGATTTTCTTTCCGAAAATATCATTGTATCTATTACTACTAGAATACCACTTATCGCTAAACATATCATATTGTTTCACGATTAAAGGATTCTTTTTTCCTGTAACAATATGAACATAATCCATATTGCTTGGCATAGAATGGACATATTCGTCCATTCTATTTTTAAGACTTGTCAATGAGTTACTTTTATCAACGACTTCTCCTTGCATTACTGCATAATATTTAAATGTCATTTCTAGTGCCCTCTTTTTAATTGTCTCAATTCGTGTAATTCACATATCATATCCCAGTTTTTTTGGAATTGTTTCATGTAGGATGATATATTGTGAAAAACGATTCCTTGCGGTAATTCAAATTTATCAACTATGTTGTCTTTTTCAATTTCAAATATTGTCTTACTCACATATTGCTTTATTATCTTTCCGTTAAATCCATTATCGTTGAACCATTTAATAACATATTTTTCTTCTTTTGAGAAGTCCCATTTTGCATTAGTAGTATCTATCATTTCTTGCGTCCTCCTTATATATTACTTAACAAACCAAACAACCAATAACGCAATTAATAATAAAATTACAATTACATCTAAAATCATTTTGATTTTTTGCAATCTTTCCATTTCTTGTTTCTCCTTTTATGTGATACAATCAAGGTGATCTAGGGAATCAATTCCCTAAGCTCTTAATGAAAGTTATTGTTAGTACTATAATCTCAATAACATTCTTAGCAATCTCTAAGTAGATGTTTACCCGTTCTGCTTTGTGATTGCTTTTTTTGTGGTTCATTGTTTAACTCCTTTCTTTTAATTCCTTGTCTTTAACTGACCACATATATAGTATAACATACACGTATATACTTGTAAAGAGTTTTTAAAGAAAAATAAAAAAAGCCCTGTATAAACAGAGCTACCATAGATTAACATCAAAATGAATATTAACCTCAAACCTATTCAATTATAACATATATAAAGAGCCTATGCATTACACATAGGCTTTAGTATTATTTAAATAGTTTCGACACCTTTTTTAATATTTTTAAAATCAAAGCAATAATCTGATTGATTCCATTTACATTAATTTTATCGTTTTTTGAATCATTACTTGAATCATCTTTTTTAATTTCTTCTTTTTTTGGATTTGACTTATAAAAATCAATATCGTGATATATCACATTCTTATCCAATGGATTTGATGTATATTGATAAATCACTGCTTTGTCTGAATGGTCAAACTGAAGCGTTCCGTCATTAGAGCCATATTGCGCAATCCATAATGGATATTCTGTATCCACATAAGTTCCAATCCATGAAGTAGATGTATACACACCTGTGTAGTATCCTTGTTCCTTAAAATAGTCGCAGAACACTTTACAAACCATCGAACAATGTTCTTTAGTAAGTAATCCATTCTTTTCTTTCCATCCTTTTTCGCCTTGCTTAACACTTGAATCTTCCATATCCATCCAAACACCTAATTGAATATTCTTTCCTTTGATTAATTCATGTGTATATTTAGCTTGCTCTAATGCAGTTTGCTTGCTATCACAATAATCATAACAATACACGCCATATGGAATGCCTTTATCTTCTAACATCTTAGAGAATTCGTCGAATTTTTTATCTTTAGTTGTCCACCAATTTGCACGAATAATTGCAAAGTCTACATTGCTTAAATCTACATTGCTATTGTACTCCGAAAGGTCGATTCCGTATCCTTTGACATTCTTTGTATAATCAACTTTTTCAATCGGTTTTTCTACTGGTTTAGTTTCTTCTTTAACTTCTGAGAATGTTGCCCACAATTCTTTACCTTGAATTTCAGAATTTGAAATAGCCATAAATTGAGTCTTATCTTTATTTACTACCCATCTATGCCCATTTGCAACAACTTTATAGTAATACTCAAATTGAAAGCCTGTATTTACACGTTTGATAACTGCTCCGTTTGGTGAGCTTTGTCTAATTGCTACTGCGTCAACTGTAAGTGTAGCTAATGCGTGCTCTGATACCAATTTATTGACATCATATGTAGTGTTAGATGTTTGATTCACTAAACATTTAGGTCTAAATCCTGTATCGTATGTGGCACTGTATGGGAATTTACATAGATTAAATGCTCCTCCTACGCCACCTTGATTTTGACCTAGAAACCAACCATATTTTCCATCAATATCAGAATCAAAAATAGCAATATGCGAATATGGTGTAACATTTGGCACTTCTTTGAATACGACAATATCACCGGGTTGATATACAGATACTTCAATACTGTTTTGTAAGATTCCATTTGTCTTTCTATATATCCAAATATCTTTTGCGTATCCGCTTACTGTACAACTAATTCTTTTGTATCCTAGTTTCTCATACCAATACATTGCACCGTCCCAACATTGAGCACTATAATATCCATCAATGTCGAAAGCTTTGCCTAATACGGCTTTTTTAAAATCTTGATAATTTATTAAAAAAATCCTCCTTATATGCCGATTATAGCACATAAAGAGGATATTTATCATTGATATACTGAAAACATTTCTCTTAACTTATCTCTTACCATTTCTCTTTCTTCTTGAAAGTCGCTAGACGTTTTCATTTCTTCTAAGATTCCATACATAGCACTAAGAAATGCTTCTAATTCACGAATTGAATTTTGTTTATCAATTTCATTGTTATCTTTTCGATATTCTTTTTTAGCTTCTATGTATTTCCTAAAATGGCTATTCATCAATGCGATATTATCATCAATTTCCGTTCCTTCAATATCTGTATCATTTGTTTTTAATGCATTTATAGCAGTTCTTCCATCACTCATAGCTAGTATTGTATCAATGTCTTTGATATTGTCTAAAGCTTGGCTCATAACTTTAAAATCTAAATCATTGTATCCTTTTTCTAGTCCTCTCATTGCTTCGGTTAAGAGGTCTAGATTCCTTTTTCTAACCTCTTGCATGATACACCTACGCTAATTTCTTAATGATGATATTTGCATTTTGAACAGATAAATCTAAGCCACTGTTATTACCTAAGGTGATTGTGTAAGAAGCTCCACAAGGTACTTGAATCAATGTAGCTCCACTAACATTTCCATATGCACTTGCGGTAGCTACATTATATAAAGATTGTGTTCCTCCTACTGCTTCTCCATTCTGTTCTAATTCTAAAGAAGCAACTCCTACTGTTGCACTTGTGATATCTGCCGTATATTCTACTTCATAAATTCCTTGTTTCGTCAACGTAAATAGTCCACTTCCCACATCATGAGCAAGCCAACCTTTACAAGCACATTGGCATGATTTCGTTCTTACTCTATCCGTTGGAAATAATACATTTTGTCCGTTTGCTACTGTCTGTACTGCCGTTGCTATACTATTAATCATTTTTCTTTTCCTCCTATTTAAAATAAATGGGTAGCCTTTCGACTACCCTATAATCCAAAGGCTATTGCCTAATCTCTTTCGAGCTAGATTTGGTTACATCCACAACCTGTCATATTATACGCATAATAAGGTGAGCAAGTAAGATATGCAGGTTTTGGCGTTGGTTGCAATGTGTTAATGATATTTGCAGATTGCGCCTGTTGACTTAATTGGAAATTAGCCGTCAATAAATCTCTATCTCTATCTGCTAATTTATCACGTAATTCTTGCATTGTGTTAGCATTAATCAATGCTCTTGTTGCTTCGCCTTCTGCGTGGATTGCAGTGGTAATATCACACGTGTTTTTAAAGCTCTGTGTATTTACACCATCAATCGCTCTTTGCGTTGCACAACAACATTCTTGATTCTGTTGTCCTAGATTCTGCAAACCTAATTGAGTTGTGTATCGGCTTTCTAAAATGTCTCTTGAATTTTGATAGCCTTGGCTAGATACATTCTGATTTGTGTTGAATAAATCACGCTTAATAAATTCTTGATTCATTAATTCATCATTCTGTAGGTTGCCATTGTTACCCCAATTTCCACCAAATAATAAGAATAACAGGATAATCCAAATCCAATATCCTCCACCAAATTCATTGTTGTTTCTGTCTGCTAAATCGTACATTGGTTGAATACCATTCATGCTTTCCATTTATATTTCCTCCTTTCAACGCAATTAGCGTTTTAGCCAATATTGACTAGCCACTGATTCAAATTGTTGTTTCTGTTGTGGCGTTAACTGCCCCATCATATTATTCAATAATACTTGGGGATTTTGCCCACTCTGCATTAATTGTTGTAATTGATTAAATGCTTGTGGGTTTCTTTGTTGCAACATACCCATCAACATTTGTTGAGGGTTCATCATATTCATTAAAGGATTCACGCTTTAAGCTCCTTTCTAGGCGTTTCTTTCTCTACCCTTGTATTTATATTACTTCCGTTTTTTAGACCTAATATCATAGCTTCTAGCTTGTCTAAGCGTTGTTCTATGTTGTCTTTCTTTGGTTCTGTCTCTTCTTGGAATCTGTATTTCTTGAAACTGCCGTCTAATGATTTCATGTAGAACACTGAATCATTTCTATCTAGCATAATACTAGGCAAACCATTCACCATCATATTCCTTGCTTCTTGTTCATTATTGACCCATTTTCCATTAAAATCATTTAATCCCATGTTAGGCGTGATTTGGTTGTTAATATTAATAGGTGGAATATTTGCTAGTTGTTGAATGTTCTGTAATTGCGATTCAATCATCTGCTTTTGATTCATTAAATTATTGATTCTGTCATTAATTGGATTATACATTTTGCTCACCTCTTTACACTCCTAATTATATTCATGTGCAATCTCAATTTGTTTCCACATTAATGTCAAATAAATGTCAAAAAAAAGAGGTTTTTCAACCTCTTAATTATCATCTAAAAACGTTTCTTTTTCACTGCTTTTTCTTGGTGGTAGGACTGCGCTATACTTCTCTACTGTATCATACTTATTCTTAATCTTTTTGATAATTCGATTCACACTAGAAACACTCATGTTTAATCTATCGGCTTGTTCTCTAACTGTCCATCCGTATATTCTTGTTCTTAAAATCATTTCTTCATCTTTAGTTAATAAAGCTAGATTAATAAATTCTTCAAGAATAATCTTATTCCAAGGTACTTGATTCGTCATTGTCTTGTTCTTCGTTAACAAGTTTATCTGCTACTTCCAAACCTTTAGTTAATGCTTTTGGTACTTTGTAGCCACATTGTAATAAATTCTCCATAACGCTACGAGATTCATTAATACATAGCGAAGCTAACACAAACCAACCTAGCAATGTAGATACATGGAAATTAAGTCCTAGAATTTCTCCAACTTCTACCAAAAAAGCACTGAACGTGAACGCAACGACAATCATAATCCAATAGCCTAGCTTTTTAAGCACTCCAATCCATCCTTTATTACTATTGATTTTATGAGCAATAGCCGACTTCATGCACCCCGTAATGTAGTCAACTACATTCATAAATAAGAAGAATGCGAATAAATACCAATGTTCACCTAATACGTATGTTAATACGGCAACGGCTACTCCACCCATTGCATTCATCTTGTCTAGAAAATACATACTTCTTGTTATTTGTTTAAATCCTCCATTGTTCTTTTCTATTAAATTCACTCCTTACATGATTTTTAAATTATCAACCTCTAATTCTAAGGTTCTATATCCACTCTTTCTAACTTCATAAACATTCTTAATTCTAGCAGTCATTACCAAATTAATTTCTGATATGATTACATCCACTTTATCACCTAAATCGAAATCAACCATATATTCGTATGAATCTGTATTAAGATTGAAATTCACATTTTCTTCAATTTGACACTCCGCTAGTTTTTCAATTCCTTTTTGAATCAATACCTTTTTATACTCTTCAAGCGTTGTACCTTCTCCCATACGCTCAGAGCGTGCGTCTACATACAATTTCTTGATTCTTTCATTCTTATCTTTTCTAGCGTCATATTCAACATAAATACGCTCTTCACCTTGTCCCTCACCACAAACGATTACATAATTCTTGTATTTGCTAGAATCAATCATAACGTCCGGTTCTTCAACATTTCCAAATTCGGTTGAGAATGTGACGAAGTTGTTTCCGTCTGTATTGTTTTGAGTTAAATCACGACCTCGATACAACACAAATGTGAACGTACTTGACACATAGTCATATTCTATGCGAAAAGATAGTTCTAACGGATATAACAATTCATAAAGTTTTTTATCAAGGTATGCTCCTGTTTCTTGAAAGTCTACTCTATCAGTTATGGATTCATCATATCTATATTCCATTTTCCATGAACAATACTTGTCTAATAACTTCTTGACTACATCAACGATTTTCCCACTACTAGAGAATGTAGGATAAATACAATCATCTGCTAGAATCTTTTCAAAGAATGAGCCTTTCAACAACATTTGTTTCGTGTTATTTGAAGCCGAATAATGTGGTATATCTACGATTCCTAACTCTTTATCATCAGTAGAATAAATGTATTTAATATTGCTTGAATACTGTTCTATATCAATATAAATCTCGAAATCTCCTGTCTCATAATATTTCCTGTTCCATTGCACGTTGTAAGGCTCTAAATGTGTAATGATGTTGAAATCTTTATCTAATCCATAATACATACTATAAACCTAAATACCTTTCATTGTAGTAAACGGTGCAAGATAAATTTGTATCTCCTGTATCTGCTCCATATCCGATAGTGTTCTGACCTACATCAATGACCAAATTATTAAATGATGAGGTTCTATCTACTTTATTAATGCAATTTACACCATTCTTACGAATCTTAATAGGTTTTGAGACTAAATCAATTTCTAATTTGTCGCCTTTATGCAATGTATCAATTACTCTTACATATTTGTCTTTATTAAATAGCTTTGGATTCTCAACATCTCCATACGCTTCAATAATTGCTCTACAATATGTTTCAGTATCGCCTTTATTCTCAATCTTAACTTCTCTAGCGAAGCTAAATGTTCCGAATTCAACACCTTTAGAAGTAATCTCTACATTGAATTGCAAACCACCTTCGATTTGTGCAATATTCTTTGCATAATCATTATATGAAAGCAATAAAGGTTGCGTACATAAAATTGTGAAGTTTAGCTCTAAATCTCTGTAAATATTGCTTGTAGGAAGGCTATACGCATACAACCTTCCTTGGCAATATTTCTTTTCTCCCATGTACTCAACAATTACATCAAATAAATGAGAATAGTTGAAGAAACATCTAAGCACTTCTCTTTCATGTGATTTCTCTTCTAGTGTACCTTTAAAGATAGCTTTCACGCTTCTTTCCTTTGTAGGTATTCTAACACTCATAACTCTAGCACCATTTCCAAATGCGTTATCTTGAGTTGTGTATGAAGGCTCAATGTAATCAAATCCATCTAAACCATCACTAGATGGAATTCTCCATCTTTTGTTGTCGATTTCAAATGTTTCACCATCATCCCTACGAACAATGATTCTAACTTTGTTTAAATCTATTGAATTGCACCTCCATATCCATATCTTGCTTGTATTCTTAACATCCTAGCGATTTCGTCCGGACTAGATGTTTTAGAATAGAAGTTAATTGTCTGTCCATTGTTATTTGTGGTTACACTAGGCATGATTTGAACCATATCTTTAGCTACGGCACGAACCCATGCTTTATTTCTTTCTAATGGTACGACGGCTTCTGCTCCATTACCTTCTAACAAACCAATTTGTCCACGCTTCAATACACCACCACGTTCTAGTCTTGGAATCCTTCCAATGTGAACTCCGGGAATCTTATTGATGATACTGATAGCACCATTAATACCACCGATAACACCATTAACCATTCCTTTTACACTTCCAACCAATGAACTAACTGCTCCTTCAATTCCACTGAATACACCACCTACAAACCCTCTCAGACCGCTCCATGCATTCTGTATTCCTTGTAAAACATTTGAAATCTTACTTCCTACCTTGTCCATCACGCCTTGAACCTTTGACCAAATGCCGTTGAATACATCTGTAACTGTAGATTTGATATTATTGAAATATTTATTAATATCATCAATAACACCTTTTACCTTATCTCCTACTTTACCCATGACTTCTTGAATCTTGCTCCAAATCTTGTTGATAATATCAGAGATTGACTTAAATAAATTTGTTACAAATTCAATGATTGCAGTTACTACTTCACTGACTTTGCTCCAAATATTCGTTGCTACCGTTAATATTACAGACCAAATATTCGCTACAATTGTAGATATGATTTCTACAATAGGCATAATAAATCCTAGTATAGTTGCAATAGCCGTTCCAACATATGTGACTACCATACTTATAAACGAAATAATCCCACTTACAACACTTCCTACAACTGTTAGAATAGATGTTATTACAGGAATCATTTCAGTTACCACTGAGATTATCTTCTGAATAATTGCTAGAATCGGTGGTCCTACTACTGTTAGAATCTTTTGTGCTTGATTCACAATATTTTGAATAACTTCAATAATCTTGCTTAATATATCTTTTGCGATAGGTTCAAGTGCAACTTTCATTTGTTCAATCGCACCTTTTACCTTATCAAAAGCAGGAGCTAACACATCAGAAACTTGGCTTGTCAATTTTGTAATTCCACTTGTATCAATCTTACTTAATACACTTGAAATTACATCACCAACTTTAGCAAACCCTTGTTGAATACCTTGTATTGCTACTGTAATCAATCCAATGATACCTGCAAGAATAGGGGTAATAAGTTCGCCTATTGGAGTAAATGAATCAAGAAACGCACGTCCTAAACCACTTAAAGCGTTTTTTAAGCCACCGTTTGCAATTTCTTTTACTTTATCCATTGCACCTTCTACATCTTTATATTTATTCCCTACTGTTGTTAAGGACTGAATGAATCCGGCGTTGAAATCTTCTCCCATTGTACCGAAAGCCGTTGCCGTTTTATTCAACTTTTCTTGTTGATTTGTAGTTCTTGAAATATCTTCTACAATCGCATTCACAACATCTTTCTGAGTTTTTCTTCCTTCTTGCCATGCCTTGAATACATCTTGCGTCTTTGTATCGAAACTATCTAAAGCTCCTTCGATATTTCCATCAACTAACCTTGTGGTAACTTCATTGATTGCGTCGTTAACTTTATCAAGGTTATAAGCTCCACCATCTAAACCATTCTGCATTAATTGGAAATATTCATCTGCCGAATATCCTGCTTGTTTGAATTTACCTGCGTATTCTGAAATGTTATCGCCTAATTCATCCGACTTATTCAAGCCATTCTGAGCACCTGTAGCCATAAGGTCAAACGCTTCTTTAGAAGTAATTCCGAACTGCTTCATTAATTGTTGAGCACCTCTAAGAGTTTCGTTCTCGTCCATGCCGAATGTGTCTCTTAATGTCAATAAATCCTCAGTAACATTCTTTAGGTCAACATCACTTATGCCTTGCATTTGTTGTTTAACACGTGCCATCATATCGGCAACATCTGAAATATCTTCGCCAAAATTATTAGACCAAACATCACGAGCAATGTTTTTAAATTTGCTCATTTCATTACTTGAAGCACCTGTCTGAGCTTGAAATTTAGCCATAGCGTCATCTAATTCAGTAGCTTGGTTAACACCGGTCTTAATTGCCAGTGCCATTCCACCAACTGCTCCTGCTACGGCAGTGACACCAACGACACCTCCAACGCCTAAGCCTGTTAATGTTTCTGTGATTGCAGTAGCTTCCGGACTAATGTTCTGAATCTTTCCTAATAGTCCATCAAATCCACCTTGAATTGACTCTAATGCACTACTTCCAATTTGCTTAAATACATCAAATTTTGAACCTGTTTCTTGCGTTTCTGTTTGTGTATTCTTTTGCTCTTCGTTTAAATCTTTAAGTTTTTCTTTAATTTTTGGCGGTGCTTTTGAACCATCAGAACCTAACTTGTCGATTGCTTTTGAAGTGTCTTTGATAGCATTTGTTGCTTCACTTGATACAACTTTTACCGATTTAATACCATTCTCTAGACCACTTGTGTCTATCTTTGTATCAAACTTTAATGTTCCATCTGATATTCAATTTGCCACCTCCTTTTCTAAACATCAAAATATGAATCGAATTCATCCTTCATTTCTTGTTCTTCTATTGTTAACTCGATTGGGAAAGACCACGCTTCTTTTGCTCTTTGATATGCTTTATCTTGTGTATCATTCTTTGAAGGTTTTTCGTAACCTCTTACGCTCTTTGCATATCCCCATAAAGTTGAATCACCGACAACATTATTTGCTAGTGCTAAGAACTTATGCCAATGCATATCACATTCCGTTAAATCAATGCCGTAAAGTTGCATAAAAGCCGAATAAATATATTCCCCATCTTGCACATAATCTAATGTTTTAACCCCTGTAGAATCACTTCTAGGCGTACTAGAAGGGTTATATAAGAATTGCTCTAACTCTTTTAAAATATGCCAGTCTATGATAGGTGGTTCATCTACGAATAAATAAGAGCAATCTATTTCATCAACAACATGATTGTTGAATCGTTCTAATTCTTCATAGAATCGAATCCACAATCGAAAATCTGTATTTAATAAAATAGGCTCGCCATCTAGCGATTGTATGCTATTTGGCAAGCCTTTTATGCGTAAATCAATCATTTCTTCACCGAAATGCTAGAAACAGTCTTGCTTGCGTCAAGAAATTGTTTCATTCCATTTGTTCCAAATGTTGTTTTTAATTTCTTTTCTAACTGTTCAACCGTTTTCTTTGAATATTCATCATCAATCAAATTGACAATATACAATACTTCCATCAAATCAACTTGTTCAAAATCTGCACTTCCTAACATGCTTTCAATTTGTTCATCTGTTAATACTGCTTTCAGATAGTCGAATTTAGCTCGATATGCTTCTTCATGCGTTGCGTGAAATGCGTTACAAGCGTCCTCTGCTTTTAAAACTTCAATTGTTTTAGGTGGGATTTCATACTGTTTCCCTTCATACGTGATTCTATTCATGATTTACCTCTTCTTTCTTTATACTTCTGATGTGCCTTCTGTAAATGTTACTGTTCCATCTGTAACCTTTGCAATACCTACACGAATGTCGCTCGCAAAGTTAATGTTGAAGTTGATTTTTGAATCAACACCACTCAATGTATCGAAAATCAATTTAGCGTCAACTTCCCACGCTTTATATCCTTTTGTTTTATCTCCGTCAAACATGAATACAAGTAAAGCTTTTGTGTTTACTTCTTCATTGTCCGGAACGGATTTCATCATCTTTTCATAAATGTATTCGAAATCATCTTCACCTTTAATCATTGTCAAATCTTGCGCAATTTGAGGTGAATAGCTCTTTAACGATTCTGTAGGATTCTTATCTGCGATAAAGTCATATGTTTCAGTTTCACTGTTAAATGCAATATCCAAAGTTGTAGACTTCTTGATACGCTTATAACCTGTTCCCATTTCCAAGAACAATCCAATCATATACTTCTTGACTGTTTGTCCTACGCTTACTTCTGTTCCTTGTGTTATTAATTAAGCTCCTTTCTGTATTTAATTTGAATAGTCAATGCATATACTGCTTGACTATCCTCATTTGTGTATAAATATAAACCACTTGAAACGGAAACGTCATCACAATATTTGTTTCCGTCTAGTTGTGGTAATTCTCCTTTTAAATTCTTTTCGTCAATCCATTCTCCTAATTCTTCTAAGAAGGAGTTGTTATCTTGCCTTTCGGCTTCGATTTGTGTATTCCTACGTGCTAGAAACGTGTAGTATTCAGTACGCATTTGAGAGCCGTCAATGTATGTATCTACAATTGCGTTAGGCTCTTTATACAACGCATAAGAGATAGCTTGTTGCGCTAAAACATCCGTTTCAATACGTTCATCTATCTGTATATTTCCATAGCCATATAACCATTGAATCAATGCTTTTGATACTGTCATTCACTACCTCCTATCATTTGTTGTGCTTTCTTCAAGATTGTTTCTGCTCCGCCATTTCGCATAGCTTTTTCAAACCAATGGTCTGTTTTGCCACCAACGAAATGAGCATTCTCTTTGTTGTAATACCAACGCCGAGCATATGGAGCACTTGGTCCACCTTGCTTTACTAATCCACTGCCAATTTGAGTGTTTCTTGTAGCCGAGTTGATTAATGCTCCTGTGTCTCTAGGCGTATAAGGGGACATAAGCCTAATGACTTCAGAATCAATCATTTGTTGAACTCGTCCACGTTCTTCAAGTCCTCTTGATTGTTTAATTTGGGGAATTGATTCAACATCAAGTTTGACTTTCATTCCTATTGACCGACAACCTCCCAATGTTTCAACATATCGACATTCGTACAATCTGTTACGCTTTGAATCGTTGTCCATTTGTATTTCTTTTTAGCTTCATTGATTGCCTTGATGTTAGATAAATCTTCTTCGACTTCTCCAAAGAATACGAAATCGGTTTTATCTGTATTTAATGTGAAGTGCTTTTGTTTTTCATCATTTGAAAGCTTTGCATATGCGTAAGGTTCAACATATCCTTCACGATATAGAATAGTAATATTTGTGGATGTGGCTATGCTCAGAATATTACCGTTTGCAGTTCTAACAGTTGATTGTCTCCACATACATTTATCAAGGATAGAAGCTTGAAACCTATCTTCTCTCGTTAATGTGTCATAGTAGTGATTTACAAGTGTAATTGAATCTTCAAAGAATCCTATCATAATGCAATCCATCTTTCTTTCATTAAATCTGTATCGCCTAACCAAAAGGCTATAATATCCTCAAGCGTGTTTCTTCTATCTGAGTGTGTGGTGTTTATAAAGCTTTTGGAATATCCACCATTTGAAATACTTGATACACCATCAATTGAATCTTGAAAGATTACATTGTTTAAGACATCACAGATACAATCTTTTAAAGTATCTTCGTTCTGTTCGTTAATAGAATCAACATTTACATACTTCAATACCATTGCTTCTGCTTTGTAAGAATACTGATTGAATTGATTTTCATCAAATTTTGGAAAATGGGAATTGTAATATTCCCAATCTAAAATATTGTTCATTTTACAACCCCCTTTTTAGCTATTTTTCATTTTGAGGTTTAGCTTCCTCTTTTGTTTTAGGTTTTCCTTTTTTAGGTTTTTCAACTTTAGAAGGATAACCCCAACCGATTTCCGTTGCCATTACTTAGCACTAGCAGATAAGTAAATACCTGCTACCTTATTTGCGTATACATCAACGATTCCATACTTACGATATTTCAATACATCTGAATCTGATTCAATGTTATTGCTTGCAGGAATTACATTTGAAACGGTGTGTTTATCCCATTTCATTACGGCAGGTTTATGAACAATCAAGAAGTTGATTACGTGTCCATCTTCTGCCTTTTCGTATCCGCCATCTAACTCTGTATCTTTTCCACTCAACAATTTGATTTTTGTATAGAAACGACTAGCAGGTACAGGAACAACTTTTGCGAATCCTTGTAAAGCTTCACGAGATTTGTATGTATCTAATGCCTTAACGCCATTTAATAATGTAGGTGTAGCATACAAGATACGTTGTTCGCTAGGAACTTCATCTTCATCCATTTTAGTAGTTGCCGTTAATAATGCGCTCAAGAACTCTTCTGAATTTGTATAATCTTCGGCAACTGTTGTGATTCCTGTTGTTCCGGCAATTTTAGCAAATGTATAAGCGTCTGCTTCCGGTGCTACCTTTGTACGCATTAATTCTGCTCCTGCCATACCGAACGCAATATTCATTGATTCGGCATTGTCTTGTGTATCAACTGAGATTTTAGTTCCTCTATCATAGTCGAATGTAGCAGTTTTCCATTCTAACTTAACTGAGTTACCTGTATAACCACTATTTCTATCATAGTTTCCTAAACCTTTGACTGAAATTTGTGGATAGATGATTTCTTTTGCGTTTGCTCCTGCTCGTACCATTGTAGCGTCTGCGTTTAAATCACCTGTTACTGAAGCTAACTTATACACCTCATCTAGATTTGAGACATACGTTTTAGCTAATGCAATTTGATTTGGTATTAATTAAATCCTCCTTATTTCTTTTCTGTAGTTAAACCCATTACTTGTCTTAATAATAAATCTTCGGCATTTGGGTTTTCTCCTTGCCCACTGTTTCCAACAATATTGCCTTTAACACTAGGCTCATTTTGTTCTTTTTCAAATAAGATTGGCTTATTCTCTTTCAAAGTCTTGAAAGCTTTGTCAATATCATTTGTTTGGTCTTTTGAATTCAGTAAATCATCATAATTGAATTGTGATTTTGCTAAATCGAAATCTTTACATCCGTATTCTTTGGCTTTTGCACTTAATACAGAATCAAGATTCATTTTGCTAATCTGAGCTTCATATGTAGTCTTTTGAGTGTCAATATCATTCGTCAATGTATTGATTTTTTTTCTTAACTCTTCTACATCAACTCCATCATAGCTTTCCTTGAATTTATCAAACTTTGTTTGAATATCCTTTGCGTTGCTCTCTGCTAAAGATAGCTTTTCTTTTTGCTTGTCGAACTCTGCAATCGTCTTATAGTTGTCATTTACTAGCTTTGTAACTGATTCCTCTTGCTCTTTGGTTAATTCAATGTTTGATTCTTTTAAAATTTCAATAATGTTTTTCATTTGCCCTCCTAAAGTTATTTATAAACCGAATCTTCTCCGGTATGGTTTTGGCTAACTATATTTTAGCTTGAATAATAGCTCACATTGTGAGCGTTTTAGCCAATTCTAAGCCTATCGTTGTGAACTCTATCTCCCATTTCGGAACTGAAAGCTTTATATACTGCATTTGCGTGTTTTAGCTTGATTTTGGCTTCTGTACTACCTAATCCTTGATTGTCCAATAAGATTACTTCCCTTTTTAATGCTCTGATGTTTCTTTCTAATTCTCTTTGATACTGCCTAGCTTCATATCCTTCATATTTTTTCCCTTGGAATGTGAAAGGCTTTGTATCAATATTCTTTAACTGCTCTTTTGTGTAGGCATAAGGCATATCAATATCCCATACAGGTTGTGCAAAGTGCCTACATCCGTAATCTTTTTCTTCTCCATGTGTTAACTGAAACAAGCTAGGATATAGTTTCCCTTGCGTGTCGTAGCGTTTACCTTGCCACTTCTTATGAGTAGGTCTTGCATTTGCGTGAGCGTCAAACTCAAATACAGTAACTCCCATATCTTTTGCACATTTATTGTTAATTTCTTGTGATGATTCCTTTTCTGCGTACTGCATTTGTTGTCTTACCCATACATCTACATTTCTTTTTACTCCTGTATCATATTCAACGATTTTTACGCCACTATTTGCTAACTTTGAAATAGCTTTTCTACAAGAATCATCAATTGTGGATTTACCACCTACTACATTCTTAACTTCTTCTTGAACTATCTTGGTAAAGAATACAGGTAGTTTATCTTTACCGATTGCATATGTATTTGCGTTTGATTTTATGTACTTCTTACAACGCTTTTCAGTGTCCTTCTGTGGACTAATATATAAATCCATTTTGAGCTTCTTTTTAATAGGCTTTCCACTTGCTACTTCGATTAAATCAAGTGTCCCTTGTTTATTTTCTTCAAAATCCTTTTTAGATTCCTTGATTACATCTTTTTTTAGGCTTTTTGATTCTTTTTTCGTAAATTTACGCAAATCTACTAGTGATTTTGCTAATATCTCATTAAATTTCGCGTTTTCTTCGGTGCTTTTTTCTAAAGCTTCACGAATTTTATTAGAAATGAATATCATCATCCCTAATTCAAATACACTAGCACGCTTTACGCTTTTTCTTTCTCTTTCTTCAAGCTTTCTTCTTTTCTCTATTTGCTTTTGTAGGTGTTCTTGTTTCCTTTCTTCTTGCCTTTTTTTACGTTCTTGTTCCCTTTGTTCTTCTTCGCTTAACATTTATATACCCTCCTACAGAAAAAGGGCTTAAATGCCCTTTAAAACGCTTTTAAACTTAATTCTTATTCAGTCAACTAATCCCAATATCCTAACGCTACACCTCTACTATATATACAATTTGCCATTGCGATATAGCCATAGTCATTCAAGTGCACACCGTCTGTTTTTAATTGTGGTGGTATTGCTCCTATTGACATAGCTTCATTATCTTCTTGTGTAGGTGTTAGATTACTATCTAATAATCCATATTTAGATATATATTCTCTTGCGTTCACAAAATGGTTAGAAAACCTTGACGCTAATATGATTTCTTCGACATTTTTATCATTTGCATTACCTGTTGGTATTCCGACAACAATATATCTTTCAGAACCATTATGCTCAACCATCCTTTGAATGATATCAGCTAACGCTTCCGGTCTGCTCGTTTGTGCTGCCCAACCGTTTTGCCCTATGCAAATAATAGCCACATGACCTACTCCTTCTCCCTCTGCGAAAGCAATAGTTGGTCTGCTATATTCTTTGCCTAAAAGTGAACCATCTGCACAAACTAAATTCAAAGAACCGCCGTCACCTCTTCTAAACATCCACTTATCTCTTCCGTTTAGATAAACATTACCATTCCCATGATATTTGCCCGAATACGACATTGTTTCTAATGACGCACCATTAATACTTTTTATTGTTACTTTATTATAGTCACTAGCATTTGCACCCGCTGTAAACGGAAGCACAATAGCCCCCATGCCACCTTGCCGGAAAGCTATTACTTCTGCGGTTTCAGAACCTTGCCCGTAGTTATTAACAACAAATTGTTCTCCAATTAACTCCTGGAGTTTTTTTGGATACGGATAATTTGTTGCACCTGCACCTTGCGTTAATGAATCCCCCCAACAATCTATAATTGTATAATTCGTTGATGCTCGTTCAATTTTTCCTTTCACATCATTTGACAAATTATCCCATGTTATCGCTTCTGGTTTTATTTCGATTTTTGATATAAAGTTTGTTTGTTCTTCTGATTCAACTAATACTTTTATATCGTCACTGGTCTGAGCAACAAATAATTTTATGCACTGGCAATTAAATGTATTTGTTTCAGGTATTTGATTATTGAAATATAATTGCACACCAACTTTTCCGCTTTTTTCAGCTATAAAATTATAACATATTGAGAATTCACTATTATTTTTTATAGCTCTTAAAGGAGCACTCTTCCAACCGCCTGCATCCACAGCATATATCATTCTTGCATATACATAACCTTGAACCCAGTTTATTAAATTTGTGATTTTAAATTTCACATAGATGAAATATGGTTTTCCTTCTTCGACATCAATATAATTTTCATTTACATAAACAGTACCATTACCATTATTAATATTCACATCTTGAATATTCGTATTGATATTAAACAAATTCGTGTATTTTGTTCTTATATCATTTAAATCTTCCTTCAGTTGACCAACTCCTAGTGCTTCATCTAACTGTTGAACAGTACCTTTTTTAGTTCCGCTTGTATCTTCTATAATCATTATATCTTCTTTTTTTATGCCGTTTGAACTAGGCAATTCTTCTATCTTTAATCCTATTTGCTAACCTCCATAATTGATATTTACTTTAATATCATTTCCATTATTGAAATATATCTTCTTAACTTTTTTTATAAAGCCGTTATCGTTGTACCATACTTTTGCTTGACTTAATTTTTTTGTATCATGAATTATTTTTGCTAACAGAACATTCCCTTTTTTATCTGTTATTTCAAACCCATCCTTATTTAAGATAGCTTCTTGATAATCAATACGATGATATGCTATCTTTGCTTGGTCTGCAGGCGTTACAAATCCCACACTTGCATAATCTGAAGAAGTACCAAAATCGTCTACAATTCTAATATAGAATGTATATCTAGTTTCCGGTGCTAAATCATCCACAACTAACTTTGTCTGTGTTTGTAAATCCTTCCAAATTCTTCCATCATATGAATACTGATAATAATATGATGTTGCTCCTTCTTTAACTTCGAACCCACTCCAAGTAAATGTAGCACCGAAAGGATTCAAATCTGTATAAGTTACAGTTCCTTTGGTAGGTTTATCCGGTTTATTAGTTTTAAAAACTACTTTTACTGAATCAGAAGGTGTGCTAAAGTTATCAACGATTCTTACATAATATGTATATTCGGTATTAGGACTTAATCTTGATACTTCAAATCCTGTCCCTTTTGACCTATCTATCCAATTATTATCATCAGTAGATGATTGATAATAATAATCTGTTGCACCTTCTTGAATGCTAAATCCACTCCATAAAATATAAGCAGATTTATAAGTAATATTAGAAGCTTCTACCTTTCCTGCTTTTGGCTTGTTTGGTTTCTGAGTCTTTATAAATTTGCTAACAGGATTTTCTAAAAGTACACTTGCATCTCCTCGGTATCTTACATAGCAATTTACCTCGTATTCTTTGTTTGGGGTTAATCCCTCAAATTTTCCTTCAGTGCCGATTTTAGAAGTCTTATCCAAAGTTGCTTTAATTGTGTAAAAACTGTAAGGATTTGATTCCAAAGTAGCTTTATAACTTACAGAATTATAAGTACTGCTTAATTCAATATCTTTGATTTTCGGTATAGATATAGTAGCTGATTCAGTTTGCGAACCACTTGCAGAAATATTTCCGAAGCTAGTACTAAAATGTATATTTCTAGAATCTTTTCTATTATTCGTCGCAAATGTATATTCTAGCGTTCCACTAGCTAATGCCCACGTTCCTGCTCCACCCACATTTATATTTACGCTATGGCTATTATAACCAAAGTTAAGAATGGCTCCATTGTACTGCGTTGAGTTTGCAGAATAAGCGTGTTGCAAATAAATTGTATATGAAACTTTATGTTTAATATTAGGATATGTTCCTTCTATGTAATTGCTACAATCTACACGAAAGCTAATTCCATGTATACTTGTATAATAAGTAGCCATAAACTACACCTCTAACTGAAAGTAGAAATATCCGGCAGGACAAGTTTCTAAAGTTGGTACATCTGTACCTATCTTGTATTTAATTTCCTGCTTTGCTTTTAGCTCTGATTGTTCTTTTTCCAAATCTTGAATCATTAAAAGAAGCTTTCCTCCTTCTCCTTCTCCAAGAACATCTTTAACAACTGCGAACCAATCATCCCATGCCTTTTGATTCTCTTGTATAGCTTTCGCATATTCTTTTTTCGCTTCTGCGATTGCTTCTGCAAATTGATTAAAGAATTGTGTTGTATCTATTTGCTTGATTGCATTTGTAACAACTCCACATCTACTTGAATCTAATCTCGTATCAGTAATATCTGAGCCTTTAATTTCTGTTGAGTTACCTTGTGCCTTTACAGTTGCTAGAACTAAATCATATATAGAATCTGTTCTAGTGATTGATTCACTAGCTACTACACTAATATTTCTATAAGAGTCATTGTCGTTTAATCTCAATACAATGTTATAAGTCTTTGTGGAGCTAGAGCTTGATAATGTGATGGTTTCGTCATCTTTCTGCCAATAGAAAGCACCATTAATATTTGCTCTTCCTGCTTTTACTGTAAGCGTTAATCCTTGAGCTTTCTCAACTCTCAAATGGTCTGAACTAGAATCATCTACGAACACGCCATTTGTAAAGTAGCTTGAGAATAATCTTCTGAAAGCGTCATATAATACTAATCTATCACCATTTCTTGAGACGAATGGAAAATATGTAGTTGCTATTCTTCTTCATCCTCCTCTCCATCATCTTGAATTTCTTCATTTAATAACTCCGTAGCTTCTTCTTCAGTGAATCCGTATTGTTTCATGAAGTACATAATCTTTAATCTTGGAATATCAAATGTTAATGCGTCATTTCTTAACGCTTGTGCCGTGCTTTGCTTATCCTCGATATATGTATCATCATAATCAATTGCGATGTCTAATGAATTGATATTAAGCTTTCTGCCTTGCGTTAATTCATAGAAGTATGCTATTGCTTGAATAATATCTTGAATATATGCAGTAGACTCTTTACGTTGTGAATTTACTTCCTTCATAGCGTCTTGATTCTCACCGATATATTCTGTTGCCGTTACGATTCTTCCACTTTCAAATGTGTATTTCTTTGTACCGAATCCAAACATCATAGATAAGATACTTAATGCGGTTTCTAGTGATTGCACAACTTCTGCCATTCTAACTGTTGGATTGTATTCCTGCCATAAAGCTTTTTCTTCCGGTAATTTGTCTCTACCTAATTGCACGAAAATATTCTTTAATTGTGGATTCTGTTTAACTTTTCCATCTTTGTCTTTTTGCATTAATGCTTCATTCACAAGAACGATTTTGTCAGATTTCAACAAATCTCGATTCCACATTGTCATTGTTAGGTCAATTGTTTTTAGTGGAGCAATTGCACTCCAAATCTTCGGTAATCCGTACCCTTGCATTTGCAAGTTGTTGACCTTTGCATTTCTCATAATTGCAAATGGCTTAACCACATCTAATTGAACAATTTGAGCACGGTCTTTTATCTCTTCGCCTGTTTCTTTAAAGTAATGTGTTTCTGCAATATATCTTTCGTCTTGTCCTTTTAAGAACATTACCATCACATATACTTTTTTTAGTTTCTCGTAATTTACTCCAACGAATGCCACTTCCACAATTTCATCATTAATAACAGTTAGTGGAAGGATATTCATGGAATCACAATAGTTGATTCTGATTTCTCCTCCACTGAATGTACCATCTTCATAAATCTCGGCATTCGATACCGTTACATAAGCACCTACAGTACCATTTGCAGACATTTGCTCAACCTGTTTCCTGTACATAACATCAAATCTATTCTTTGTTAGAATATCTGAAATAATGTCATTTGTGACGCTATCCTCTGTAGCGTTTATATCTAGGATTTCAATAAGGTTTGCGTCATCCTCACATAAACGCTTAGCAAAGTCTGTTTTATCAAGCGTGTATTCCTCATTGTTCAAGGTGTATGCCGTATGAAATTCTGTTTCGGTATTTGTATACCATTTGTTGCACAATTCAATAATCTCAATTGCGTTTGTGTCAACATAATACCCTCTATCGTTTAGGTAATTCTGAAACCACGGTCTGCGTGTGTTAGATGTTTCTATTTCTTACCTCCTTAAATCTATATATCCACTATGGGTTATAAATGTATAGCAGAACGAATCCCAATCATCATTAATATTGTTTACGTTCTCATCTTTTGGGATGTCTTCCTTTTCATCCCATACTAATTCGCTCAATGCGTTTATCAAATTCTTACAATGTTCTTCTATCTTTAGCCTTCCTGTAACAAGTAAGCTATCAACTGTTATAGGACGGTCTGTAAGCTCATTCTTTTTGACCGGTGCAATTATACTTCCGTCTAATCCTTCGGCGTAAAAATAAGCTCTAAGCGTGTTTATCAACGTATTAGAAGCACTGTCCGGAAATATCCACTCGATATATCCATAGCTTTCAATACAACGCTTATAGAACCTTACAAATGCTTTGCAAAACTTTGTTGCGTCTATTGCATTTGACTTTGCCATATCTCCTTCATCGAGCACCCACATATAATCCCAATCATTTGTAAATCCTGTTAAGTGCCACGAATATTTCGAGCCATTGTCTCCAAAGTCAACGCCTATGATTAAATGACTGAACCTTTTTCCTTGCTCCTTCATCTTCTCTTTTAAACGTTGATATTTGAATAGGTAAGGTTTGCAGTCATTAGCGAAATAAGGGAACACAAGTCCTTCAGCAACCATTCTTTCACCTAGAATATCTCTCTTGTACCATACAGAGTTTCTATCATATTTACTTTGAATTTCTTCGATTCTTTCTTGGCTCATTGTGGCATTGTCAAATATATTGAAATGCTCATACCTATACCAATCAAATCCCATGAATTTATCTATGTAATTCTTATAGATGTCTGCATTTGGGTTTGATGGGTTTAAATCCCATAATGTAAATGGATGTGCGCTTGCAATCTGTCTTGCCATAGCTACCTTGATAAAGCTTGTTCTAGAATCCTCACAATCGTAATGCTCATTTATTTCGGTAGCTATCCATCCACCATATGAGTTACCTAATATGCTCTTATATGAATCAGACTTTCCACCACCTGTAAATATCACTATCTTTTCGCCTGTCTTTGTTTGAACAAATAGTGCTTCGTTTGATTTGTATTTACCCCAACGACACCGCCCACGAAAGATATGCTCTAAGCCGAAACCATTGCAATCGCCTATATTTAATTTCGCATTCGGTAAGCTTGACCCACTCGCTAAATGTATTTTATCTTCACATGTTTCCAAATACATTGAAAAGATTATGCAGTGGTCAATCGTCTTGCCACTTCGTACCGCTCCTTCTGCTACACTTTGTTTGTAATTTAGGGCGGTCTTAATATAGTTCTTATGCTTATCTGAAAATTTCCCCCAAGGAATCGTTCTAGTCATCATTTTAATAAATCTGCCAAAGGTGTTAAGTCCTCAATCTCATGTGTCATTGTTTGCTCAACCTTTTCGGTCTGTCCAAGCATTTGTTTACCTAACCAAATAAGCATGGTCGTATTCCCTTTTGAAGCTTTGTCAAATTGCATACGTCTTAAACTTCTTTTTGAGTGGCTTATACCTCTTTTATATGTCTGACAAAACTTTTTATTTCTTAATAATGTTCTTACTGAACATCCTAGGAAATCTGCAATTTCTTCTTGAGTACATCCAATAGAAGCAAGCTTTTCAACTGCTTCATAATCAATCTTTATTCTTGGACGTCCTCCTGCGTGTTTCTCTGCTATTTTAATACCCCCTGTAACAATCATATTGATTCAATTGCTTTTTAAGCCTTTGTAATCTTTTTCTTAAATCTCTTTTTCTGTATTCTGATGTCGTGTTTTGTAGTTCTTCTTCAACGCTTTTCATTTGGCGTAAATGTTCTTCTCTAGACATGTCTTGCTTCTTCTGTTTCAAGTTCTGTAATCTCCTCTGTTCTTTTTAAGAATGTTACTGAATTATCATATTCATAAATGATGTCATTATTTTCATCAAATCCTACAGGCTTTAGAACCTTTTCAAAAATCTTATAAGGTGATTGTCCTGCTTTTGGAGAGTTCCATAAATAATGCAGATAATCTTTCATTGTCATTCCTGCATATTTTGCTCTAGTTTCTGATGTATTCGTATTAAAACCAATTGCTTTGTTACGTTCAAAATCTAAGAAGTACATATCCTTTTCAATATCTTTCCAATGTACTCTTCCATGTTTCTTTGCAATTTGTAAAGCTCCACTAAAATTTCCTCTTGAGTAATCCCAATTCTTGTCTAATGCGCAACAACAACAATTATTCGAGCATTCTTTAAAGTGTGCGTCTGATACATAGAATCGCATGCCTAATTCATCACATAACTCTTTCATCTTTTGAATGTATTTAGCCTTTACTTTTCTGTTAAGTCTTAAATATCCACTTCCATTTGAATGTTTTCTATAGAAATCTACAATATCAAATCCTGCACATTCACTAATCACATCATAATGCTCCTTAGCTTGTTTAATAGAGCGCATTTCTAAGCAAAAGAACTCTGTAGTAACCGCAGTAGCTCCTGCCTTTTTGGCTTCTCTAATTAAATCTAGATAGGTTTTATCTGATACTCCTACAATAAATGGTCGCAACCTTAAAGTTGCACCACCTTTTGATAATTCAGTATATTTTTTCATTGCTTCAAGTCTTTTTCTTGGACTTGGTACACCTACTTCGATTTTTCTTGCGTCCTCTTCATCTAGTGTGATAATACTAAACTTAACATTCCAATTGTCTGCACCTTTGAATAATTCTTGATATTTAGGGTCGTTAAATACCCATGCCGATTTCGTACTAAAACAGATAGGATAGTTAATAGATTTCATATACTTGAGCATTTCATAGGTTTTACCATATTTCTTTTCATATCCGTCGAATTGGTCTGATAATCCACCATATTGAATAGGGCGTCTGTCTTTAATGTATTTATAGAATTGTGATTTTGTATCTTCTCCACTGAAAATCCTTTTGCATTTCTCAACATTGATACATTTCACATCTTTATTAAGATATGCTTCTTTACTTGCACCAATGCCTCTTTGATATTGGCTAAAACAATAAACACATCCAAATGAGCAGTTGGAATATGTATCAAATGTTACTGGTAATGAGCAATCTGCGATTTCTCCTGTCCATCTTGGTGATTGATAAGTCTCACTAATTTTATTCACCTTATATCCTCCATTTTCTTTTAATAATTAAGCTATTGCATAATAGATGTTATTCATGCATTAATTCCTTGATGTCGTAGCACACTTTTAATTCAGTTACCTGCAATAGTTTCTCTAAGAATAGTTGTTCTTCCTCTGTTTCATATGTAATGATTACACGTTGTTTTTTTAGCATTTCTTCTGAATGTTCGCTAAATGTGTCAATAAGCTCGTTGTCATATCCTTCTGCTTCCATATCCTCAGTTAATGCACTAATTTCAAAATCACCGAATCCAAAATCTCTCATGTCGATTCCGTCAATTTCTTCTAGCTCTTCCATTTCTGTTTTTAATGCGTCTAAATCCCACGAAGCTTTTTCTGCCGTTTTATTATCTGCAATTCTAAACGCCTTTACTTGCTCATCTGTTAAATCATCTGCAACCACGCAAGGAACAGTTTCTAAACCTAATTCTTGACTAGCTTTATATCGTGTATGACCTGCAACAATCACTCCATTTTTATCAATAACAATAGGCACTTTGAAACCGAATTCCTCAATAGAATTTTTAACAAATTTCACTGCTCCATCATTGATTCTAGGGTTATTCTCATAAGGTTTTAGCTCATTTAATCTTTTTTCAACAATATTCATTGTTTTCCCTCCTTTTAAGCTCATAGAGCGTCATTTACATTTAGACAAGTATTTGTATTCTTGATGTATTCATCAACGTATAATTCCTTTTTATCGCCGTTATACGTTACCTCATAATAATTGGGTGAATGATGTACACCAATTAATGCTTTATTGTTCTGCAGCGTTTTACACATCCATACAACGAACATTTCACTTACCTCAATATTTTGGTTTACTTGCAACACTGCATTAATTGCTAAATCATGAAATTTTCTTGAATCCATATTCTCCTCCTTATTATTAAAAGAACCGAGACAAATGCTCGGTAATATATTCAAAGTCTATCGATATGCCATTGTTGGTATTTAATATCTAATTTGGGAAGGACTTACTGATAAACTTTGTAAACATGGTTGCAGGAGAAGGATTTGCACCATTCGACCTTCGGCTAATAAGACCGACGAGCTACTACTGCTCTATCCTGCTAAAACAATTATCGCATGAAAAAATGCTCACATTGTGAGCACTTTCTTTAAATTCTTGTTTATCTTTCTTGGGATTTCTTCTCGTGCATAACCTACAATATTAGATGTTTTTTCTGCACTGAATCCCTTTATATATCTATACTCAATCATTGTTCGAGTTGTATCATCAAGTTGGCTTAATTTGTCTTTTACATAATTCATTCTTCTTGCATAATCTGCATGAGCCAAGAATAGCTCGGATTTTAATGGATAAATAGCTTCATCCCTTTGTAGCTCTGCTATCTTTTGCTCATAATAAGTGTATGATTGGCATTCACATAAGAAGTGTCTCTTAATATCTTCATATGTACTCATGATGTATACATCCTCATTAATTTATCTTCTAATTCGCCAACTTTATTCTTTAATTTATTAATTTCATATGTTTGATTATGAATTGTTTCGTTTTTTTCTTTTAAAGTCTGATTAAGCTTAATATTTGTCCTTCCTAATTTATTATTCTTTGAAATTAACTCTTTAATCCTTTCTTCATAATTCATTTCTATTAATATTCCCCCTCTAGAACGGTAAATCATCTGAAGCGATATTTAATCCGCTTTCAGTATATTCTTGTTGTGCGATTTGTTGTGTCAAACTTGGTTGCACATACGTGTTTTGCGTGCCGTAAGTGTTGCTATTTGCTTGATTTGGATATTGATATGCATTTACATTGGAACTATAATTCTGCCCATTAGAAGCGTTTTTAGGCGGTAATTGTACGTTACTAGCTACCACTTCAGTGATATAAATTCTTTGCCCTTGTTGATTCTCATAATTTCTAACACTAATTCTTCCTTCTACTGTAACTAAATCGCCTTTCTTGCAATACATATTTACAATATCCGCTAATTTATTCCATGCTACGCAATTAATAAAATCTGTAGTGTTATTATATCCGTTTACTGCTACCGTAAATTTTGCTACGCTATTTCCATTTTGTGTTTTTGATAGTTCAACATCTTTAGTTAAGTTCCCTGCTATTACTGCTACATTAATCATTTTCTTTCTCCTCTACAATCTTTCTCCCACAATTTGGACAATACTTAGGTCTGTAATCGTAAAAGAACCTTTCTCCATCATCTTCATCAATTTCAATTTGTTGATACTCACTCAATACAATTCCACAATTAGAACATTCAAATTCATCAATTGAATCAAATTCTGATAAATTAGTACAAGTCTTTTCATCTAGCCATCCTAATTCCTCTGCTTGCTTGTCAATAGCTTTTAATAAAGCGTTATTTATCGTATAAGCTTCATGGTCATCATACAATTCAACTTCTTTTTCTGTTAAATCAAATGTGATTTCAAAACAATGAAATGTTCCTTTTAGTGCTTTGGTATATATTAATTTTTTTGAATCTAATTTTCTTGTAAATTCTAGCTTTTCAAATATTCCACTAGCAGTCATTTCTTCGTGTTTTGAATCTGCTTTATTAGCTAAATCTTTTAACAAATCCATAGATTTGGACATTTCTTCCATTGTTGGTAAATATCCATCTTCTCTTTCTTCTCCACACATTAAGTGAAGCAATGTATCTATTACTTCAATGGCATTTTGATATTTATTCATTTTCTCCTACCTCTAACTCACTAAATTCTGTTTCTATTAAATCTTCGTAATCTTCATAAGGTTCATCAGTTTCTTTTCTGTAATAAATATTTGCGCGTCCTGCTTTACCATCACTTTCCAACGTAAGAAACAAATCGTATAAATCTCCGCCATAGTTATTTATTTCTAACGATAAGTCATCTTCACAATAAATCAATCCATTATAGTAGTATTTTTTATTCATATGCCTTTAACCTCCTATGTTTGGGCAAATACAATCCCAGTTATAATCATCGAATTCAACTTCTTAATCCTTGGTGATTTCTCCATCAATAATTTCAATGATTTGGTTAAAGCACATTCCACATTCAAATGCATGAATTCTCATATCAACTCCATATTGCTTACAAGAATTTAATAGTTCTTCTGCACTAATACCCCATGCGAATTCTGCTTCAAGTCCAATTGCGATTTTTCCCTCATCGTTCCAATCATCAATAAATACATCTAAGTCAAGAATAAATCCTCTGCGAGTTCCTTTAATCCAGCATCTGCTACATTTAACTTCACTATAATCATTCATCTTCAACGCTTCTAAATCTTCTCCGATATAAGTAACCGGTTGTAATCCTTCTAAAACAAATTTTGTTAAATTCTCTTTTGTCCCTCTTACTCTTAAAGTTCCTGCACACCAATTAGGCATTTTTTATTCCCTCCACTTTTCTTTCTCCTGTCTTTGCATATTCTAGTGCTTCAATAAATGATTTAAACATAGAAATTTCAAAATTCAGTATTTCTATTTGACCTACGAGACTATTAATATGATGGCTTTCGCCCTTATTTATATAATCAATTATCTTATTTTCATGATGCAAAATTATTTCACGGTCTTCATCAATCGTTCTCTTATACGTTCCGATTAATCCATCAATTCTTTCTTCAATCATTTGAAGATCATCCTCATTTGAATCGTCATTAATAATGGCGTTGTATAAGTATTCAATACGTTCTCTGTATTCCTCTTTTGTGATTTCTGATAAAGGCTTTTTAAATCCTGTAGGCAACAATTTAAATCCGAATTCTTTTTCAAATTCATCTAAATCTTTTTCTGTCATACTTCCACCTCCCAATCTTGTGGCATTTGAAATACTTTAGTGTATAGATATTCTGTTCGCTTTTGAATTTCATCTAATACCTTTAAAGCTTTTTCTTTTGTTGAGTACATACCTAAAGAAACGCTAATACTTGTTCTACAATTTAATATAATCACTTCATATTTACCACTGTGGTCTTCAACTGCGAAAGAGTCGCAATCCATTAAAATATTTCCACCTTGACTTCTAATCCACATAACTTACCCCTTTGAATTTTCTTTTAATTCTTTCACAAATCTTTTTAGCTCAAAATAAAGCAAGATTGGGAGTATAATCGGATAAAGGATTGTTGCTAATACAAAATAATCATTTGCTAAATAACTGATACCTTTTACGAAATATGCAACCCACATCCCAATCACAAGATAAACTACTAAAAATATTACAATCTCGACCATAATCTCAATATCCATTAATATCCATTCTCCAATCTTTGATAGTTGATTTTGTTCTTGTCGCAATAAGCTTCATAAACTTGTTCAACCTCGAAGCCTAAATATTCTGTAATTGCGATAAGTGCTTCAACTCTAC